CTCCCTTCTTTCCTCCTCCTCCTCTCGCCGCACGATTCATGTCCCTCGGAAGGCGAAGGGACATTTCACATGACCACGTTTACATTTCTCTGTTAGAAGGCGAACAAACTGTGCCTTCAAATTGGAATCTGGATGAGAGAGAAGCTCTTCACACCAGCTGTCAATCGATCCAAGGTCTACGTCTCGTGCGATTACCGCGTCGTAAACCGTTCGTTGCCAGTTGTCCAAATAACAAAAATAGCCTTCCTGGTCATTGCCACCAAATGTATGGGAGCAGAAATCCACCTCGTCATGCAAAATTCCAAAATCACGGAGATCAATGTTCATACTTGAGTAGGCCGCCTTGAGGTGGTCTGTGGAACAGTTGAAGAACTCATAGCAATCATCGCCATTTGTTTTGGCGTACCTGGATCCAGCCAATAGAGCAGCCACCAACCTTGCAACTCCATTTCCGGAGTTGGTAAGAAAGTTACCGCTCTTCATCATCTGGGGGTTATTGAGTTGCAATATGTTTCCGTCATCATCCACAATCAAGTTGCTGATCAAGGAGTACTTCCACCACTCAAGAGCCTTCTTGGCGTCTTCAGGGTTTTCGCATGTCTCCAACATAACCTTCGTGACAGAATCTGCGCAGTCCAGAGAATATCCTTTCTCCCAACCTCCCACATCACTCTTCGCACGACTACATCCCGGAAATTCCTTGGTCCAGTGGTTATACTGGTCAACGATTTTACAGGCCTTGTCTGCGTTGAAGCCGACCCCCTTCATGTTGGGGCCAGCAGGGAAAGCATCGGCTTCCGCTTGTGAAAAGTTAGAAAAGAACATCCTGTGGACGAGCTGATCGACGATCGATTCACCACAGACGATCCGACCAGTCTTTTTGCGGGCTGGTTTCAGTTCATTTTTGATGAAGATTCTGTGTGGATCTCTTAGACCATCCCTCAACCAAGAGGTCGGGTCTTCAAAATTAAGCAAGAAATCGTGCTTGCAGTCCAAAATGTTCCGTACCCTGAGAATTACTGCAGATTTGATGTCATGTTCAAGCGCTAAAAGCACTTTCTTGTTCGTACCAAACCCGCAGAAAGGCCATCCTGGGTGCGAATCAAGGTGGATCGCATCCAGGGCTGCTTCGTAGCAGCGGTCTATACCCTCTTTCGTAAAGAGGTCAGGAAATCTCCATTTGATCCCAGCTTTGGACATAAACTCCGCAGCTTCTTTGCAGCATTTCTCAACTCTGTCTTTTGGGAAGGTGATAGGTTTCCTACCCGATTGATATTCGTGGAGAGACCGTCTAGCTGCTCCTGAAGTGTTGTCAGGGAAATCAAATTGGGTTCTGAAGTGCTCTCCTCCTTCAACCTCGTTAAAGAGGTTGAGGAGTTCTTCGTCTTCTTCTTTCCGACCTTTGGTTTTCCTACCACCGGACCTTGCACTATGATTTCCGACAATTCTGAAGACACCGAACCCTCCATCTTCCGGAAGGCCTGGGAATTCCTCAGAATCTGGAGAGACGCGGAATCTGGTACCAAATCTTTCGCCGGCAAAGGAACTCCGAGGGCTTCCGGAGTCGCCATGTTTAAATGGCTGGGCTCAGTGGATTCCTCCAGAACGGGTTTCAAATTTTCCGGTCCAATTTTGGATTTCTTCCCTTTCTTCTTCCTCCGTTTTGGGGTCTTTACCTCATGATGTGCACAGTCCGTGGCGCTTTCATCGTGTGTCCGATCGAAACCACCATCCATCTTGTCTAGACGTGCATTCTTCTTACCTCTTGAGTCAATTCTCTGGGAATCGAGCCAACGGTTGGAGATGTTCCTCTCGTTTCCTCTCGATTCCTGAGTGTAATCAAGGGCTTCCTCGAAAGTGTCGTCCATAAAAGATGACAGCGCGTCTGCAATAACAAAACGATTTTCCTGTGAGTTCCCACCAACGTGAATTCCAACTGCACGGGGGGTTTTGGTGCTACCACTCGCAAAGAGAGCAGCTCCTGACCAACCCGGGCGGGTTGCAACATTATGTGCGAAAAGATAAGGTTCATCGATCTGAGTGTTGATGATAGATCTGCCGGAGGAACAATAGTTTCCGACCACACCAGTTTCGGGGTGTACTCTGCCACAAACTAGGAGAACAGTTTGTTCCCTATCGTTGATGATTGGTTTATCTGTGGTCTGATTGATGTCAGCAGCGAGCCAACCGGGAGAACCGGGACAAGAGTTCTTTCCAAGTTCACTGTTAGTAACCTCGAAATATCCAACATCCATGTCTGGGCTGGCAAACAACTTATTTGCCGGCGGAAACCTCGTGTATCTCCGAGCTTTATAACCTCTGCTGGATGCTAGAGACCAATGATTACTCTGGTTCAACACGTGTTTAGCCGTTACCAAATAGTGTTTTAACTCCTTCCTGTTTCCCATCTTCCTTCTGACTATTGTACCCTGCCCTACGTGGTTATAAACCTCCAATCCGCCATCTACGACTCCCTTTGAATAGAAGTCAACCGAAACAAGCACAATACCTGAGTCGTTAGTGACGTTTGTTACGTGGGCGTTCTGGAAAGCGTTTTCCGCCAAATACTTCAACTCCGAAACAGGGTATTTCACCTTCTCAGAGCTTACAACTTCCTTTGACTTGTTGGTGTGATCAGTAAAGATCCAGGTAAAATACCAAAGGTATGTTGAGATTTTAAAACTCATTCTCGAATCCTCAATGGAAGACTTCTTCGTAATTCGTTTGAAGAAGGGTCCAGTGAATCTCCTCAGGAAATAAAATCCCTGAAGGGAGATGGCGAGACTCAGAGTGAAAACCAATAACATCATCCACCAGTCCAATGAGATAAACCAAAAACTGATGATGGAACCGAAGGTTCCAGCACAAGCATCTGATGGGAAATCTTCTCCTGTGGCTTCAAGAACACAACACAAATTCTCGATCAACATCCTTGAGATATCTCTGAAACTTTGAAGCAAA